GTGTACCATTGTAATCTCCTATTATTGTTTTATTATATAATAGTCTTAGCATAAAGTCAACTACTCTTTGGTAATCTTGGCATAGTAAATAATGCACTAACATTGTGTTCTAAATCCTTAGCCATTACACGAGCAAACACACACCACTTAATAACTTCTACTCCTGGGTAGTTCTCTTTGCAATACTCTTTAAAACTAGTTCCAGTTGTATAAACATCATCTACAACCATAATCGGATCTTCTGGATTACCACTTACATACTTTTGAAGTGCATCACTTAAAGGAACTCCTCCTCGTGGTATACCTACAACTTTACTAAAAGGAGAAGTTTGATAATCCATAATCATTCTTGCACAGGTACTCCATTCACTAGTACTCAGTGCTTCCATTTCTAACTTCCATGTCAACGGAAGTCCTGCATGTGATATGTAATTGTATTCTCTAAATAAATCAGTTTTTGTTGTAGTGAATTTCATTTGTATTCCTTTTCTTTGTTAAAATGTATTATAAACCTGCTTCTTTCATCATGTGCTTTACCCATTCAGTGTCTGCAAAATAATCTACAAACTTTCTTTTCCAATAGTCTGGATCAATATACGGGTAAATAATTTCTATCTGTTCTGCAGTGAGTTTATCTAATAATGCAACACCGCTGGCACTATTAAATATTACCCAACTACTTATTCTTCCTGTGGTAATATGATGCACAACTGTATTAGTATTTGCATATAAAAAATAATGATTCCATGCACTCTCTTTTTCTTCTGCCCAAGTAATCATTGTATTCATACTTCGTTCTAATGCATCTTGTACTGCTTCTTTTCTTAAATGTTCGTACAAAAATGTTTGATAGATATCATCTTTGCACCAATAGTCTAGTTTTTTATTTTCTTTAATTACATACTCAATAAACCCACGAGTATTAATTGCACGAATATTAACCATATGCTTACCAAACTTAACAAAGGCATTGTAGTATGGACTACTACAAAAGTCTTCATATGTTTTAAACTTGGCACTGCCTTGTGTCATCTCATAGAATCTAAGATAGGCTTGTAATCCTAATTGTACACCGGCTTCTTTCTCTTGTACTGCTCTACGTTTTTGCTCACAACTGTGTGCAATCAAAGTACTTTCTTTACGATAGCCTCTGTCACAGTATCGACATTTAAACTCTTTGTCTTCTGTTTTACGATTCATTATAGCGTCAACTATCACGTTTTGCAAATCATCAGATTGTGTCATCATAATTTGCCTTCATCACCATGTAGTTTCATTATTTCTTTAATGTCTTTATCTGTATACATTTCACACAACATATCTATTTCATCCGACTTTGCATTAGGATACAAATCTAATATATATTTTTTACGTTTATTGCTAGTGTTCTTATCTTTCTTTTTATTGCCTAACCATTGATGGAATTGTGTTCCCATGCCAGGACTTACTGTACATAATAATTGCCATACTAATTTAGGGTGCTTGGCTAATTCAAAGTATTGACTATTAACTCTTTGATTAGTCGCCATTAAATAATAACTTGCAAGTTCACTGTTGCCTTTAACTAAACTAGCATACCTATTTAATAAAAAAGGTGCTAGTTGTTTCCGGCCTTCTACATCTAGCCTATCATAAAAGCCATAGTCTTTTTTATCTATTGCCGCTAGTATTGTGTTTAATGGAATTTTACTCATAGTATTATTGTAACAGTTAATTTATTTTTGTCAATCATACCTGTTGTCCCCATTAGTTATGTAAGGTGCTAGTGCTAGACTAAACATTTGACTATCTGATAAGTTCTTAAATTTAATTATTCTATATTCAATAGATGCAACATCTTTTTTAACAGGTCTACTTACCCTAACTTCTTGGTAATCTATATCTCTGTCTAGTAAATAACTATTAATTGCTTTTTCTGTATTACTTAAATGTTCTTTATAATAACTACTTGGAAACTGTGTAGGTATCTCATAAACTCTGTAATCAGTTCTTTTAATTAATGTAGGTGTTACCATGCTTGACGAATATCTACTATTTCATTTTGTTTATTAATTTCTTTTGCAAAATAAACACACTTAGGTTTATGTCCTGTCTCGATTGGAACTGCTAGTATCTGACCTTGTTTTAACTTAGGGAAATACCATTTAACATCTGTATATAAATCAATAATTTCTATTGGCAAGTACTCATGCATAAAACTACTTAATGGATTAAAACTAAATGCACTAAACCCTCTGTCGTTCAAACTACTTAGGTTAGTCATCTCTAAATCCCCAAAATGTTTTTCTCCAATTAATATTTTCCAATCAACTGGCATGCGAATAGTATGTCCTCCAATTTTCATAACAACTGCTGGTGAATTAAATGATTCTAAAAATATTAACGGAATATAAAAATAGTCTGGGTCTTTAGGATCATTGTTATCTAATACTGCAAATCTTAAATCGTCTATTTCATCTGGTAACTCGTTCATTTCGAATGATTCATTGTCTAATGTTAATATTCTCATTTTATTTTTGTGTCCAATCCACAGTCTCATTTAATTTATTTTTTATATATTGGTCTAAGTAACCTTGTAGTATCGTGTAACTCTCATCTGCGTAATGTCTTATATCAGGTGTCTGTTTCATATCTTCTTCAAACTCAACAACTCCTCCATTGTCATGCATATATTGATTGCCACAGAAACTGAATAAGTCTATTATTCTAGGATTAGATTCAACAAACTTTAATTTCTCTATTGCACGAAATCCTGTTATATGAACTCGATCAAAATTATTTGCTTGGTCCCATATTAAATATTTTATTCCTTGTGTGTCTAGCCAACTACTAAACATAATTAAATCCATAAAACAATAGTCCCAATCTCTATAACAACTATCACTTAATTCAAAACTTAATTCATGATGTTCTAATTTAGAATCAATCGTATAAGGACCTTCTATTTCTACGTCATTATCAATTCTTGCTACTTCATATCGAGTGCAGGTAGTAATAGGAATAAAAATATATTCAGGACGATTACCTTGTGCAATATATTCCATTGTAGTTCGAATACTGCGTTTAAAACTCCCGCCCTGCTTTGATAAGTTAACTCCTGGAAAACTCTTCCATTCCCAACCATAACTACATCCGTTTAATAATAACAAATTAATTCCAGTCTATTTTATTTACTGAGAACGGATAGTTCGCTTCGCGATAAAATGCTTTACGTTTAGTGAGGTGACGTTTAGCAAACTTACACGTTGAGGTGACATCCCATATCTGGACGAAGTCTTTGTCCTCTGCACGTCTAATTCCTCTTCCGATACTCTGTATAACCCTAACAAATGACTTGCCAGGTTCAAGTAGCACCAAATTAAAGATACGAGGAATATTAATACCAACGGCGGCAACACCATAAGTCGCAATAATAACTTTATTATCTGTATCAGCCACCTCATCATAATGTTCTTTACGTTCTTGTGCCTTTGTTCCACCGCTAACAAATACGGCACCCGGAATCCTTTTTGCAATCTCAGTTCCTGCATTAATTCTATCCACTAATATTAAAGTATTACCACTAGTACTTATTGAATTAATTTTATTACTTATATAGTCTAACCTTTTTGCGTTCTCTAACAAGTATTTTAATTCACTTTGATAGTTTGCATATTCATTAGTATCAATTAATTGTAATACTTCTACATTACATTGTGCTAATACTCCTCTATCCTGTAGTTCTTTTGCACTAATACTATTAGTAACTGGACCTAAACTACATGTAAGACTTACACTTTCAAACTTCTCTTTGGGTATTGTTCCTGTTAGTCCCCAACGTATAGGAATATGCGACATAACTCCTGTTAATAATGTTTTAAGTGCATCTGCTTTTGCCATGTGTACTTCATCCACCATTACGCAGACAACATCTGCTAAAAACTCTTGTATAGTTGTATCCGCAGTTGAATTACGAGTGTTCTTTAATAATATATTTAAACTCTGCCAAGTGCATATAGTATGTGTACGTCCAAACTCTTTACGATCTCCGAAATAAACTCCTACATCTAATCCCATATTAATATAGTCTGCTTCCGTTTGTGTAACTAAACTTTTATTAGGAACAATTATAATTGATCTACCATACTTTTCTACACTATGCGATAATACTGCTGTAATTAATGTTTTACCTGCTCCTGTTGCAACTTCCTGTAGCGATTGTGGATTACTTAAAAAGTTATTAATTACTTCTACTTGATAATCTCGCAATTTAATTTCAGTACCTGCTTGTGGATGCTTAGGTGGCCATTGATATTCACAATAACTCAGCTCTGTGACTGGTGTTAATGTATAGTCTACACAGTAGTCACGTTGATCATCCAGTGTTACTGAATATCCACGCGAACTTAACACAGGTAATATCTCTGGCAATAAATTAATATAAGTTGATCCACCTAATTGAAAGAATGCCATCTTACCATCCCAACGACCTAGTCTAACTGCAGGCATATAACGAGCACCCGGAATATCATATTTAAATAGATTAGTTAACTTACGACGTGTGTCTAAGTCTAGTCCTTCTATTTTAACATTAACTTCATCTCGAATGTGTAGTACTGCTGGCTTCATCCGAACTGCTCCATCATTATGTTTACACTTATTAATATTATACTTACACTTACTATGTAAAGCAAGACATAATCACTAATCTTCATTTGGTTCTCCATTTGTTTTTGTTTTATATGAACCGTCTCTTTTAAAATATAATGCATTAAACAAACTATATTCT